CCGAGCAGGACAACATTTTCGGCACCGAGGTCGACGAACACCGCTTCGACGTGAATATCGAAATCTTCACCCGTGGCGACCCCTGGGACAACCTGGCCGATGCCGTCGCCATCCAGGCCCACCAGATCCTCATGACGGATGCGCCGCTCGCCGCCCTGATCGCCCGCATCCGCAAACAGCAGAGCACCTGGCTGGGCGAAGAGGCCGACCGCACCGCGGGCGTGCTCTCCATGCGCTACCAGATTCATTACCTCACCAAGGCGTCCGACATCGGCGCCGCGCCCTGACAGGCATCTCTTTAACCTGACTGAAAGGAATCACCATGTCCCAGTACGGATTCGGTTCCGGCATTGTCTTCGGCGCGGCCACCAGCGACGCCAGCGGCAACGCCATTGCCAACCCCAGCCCGGTCCAGTTCGGCGAGCTCCAGGATATTTCCGTGGACATCTCGTTCGACACCAAGATGCTCCACGGCCAGAGCCAGTTTCCCGTGGCCCTGGGCCGCGGCAAGGGCAAGATCGCCGGCAAGGCCAAGTTCGCGCGCCTGAACGGCCTCCTGGTCAACAGCCTGGTGTTCGGCCAGACCCTGGCCGCCGGCATCATCGGCGACGTATACGACACCACCGGCGCCGCCATCCCCACCACGCCGTTCCAGATCACGCCCACCGTGCCTAGCTCCGGCACCTGGTCCGTCGACCTGGGCGTGCGCAACGCCAACGGCGTGCCGCTCACCCGGGTGGCCAGCGCGCCCGCCACCGGCCAGTACAGTGTCGCCGCCGGCGTCTACACCTTCGCCGCGGCCGACGTCGGCCTGCTGATGTTCATCAACTTCCAGTACACGGCCACCAGCACCACCGCCAAGAAGTCCACCGTGGTGAACCTGCCGATGGGCTACGCGCCCACCTTCCGCTGCGACCTGTACCTGCCGTTCTCCGGCAGGCAGCTGATCCTCACGCTGCCCAACTGCGTGGCCAACAAGCTGCAGCTGGCCACCAAGCTGGATGACTTCACCATCCCCGAGTTCGACTTCGACGCCTTCGCCGACGCCTCGGGCAACGTGGCCACCTGGTCCACCACCGAATAATGGCGAAGATCAAGGGCATCACCTTCAATCTGGCGGGCGACGACTACGAGATCCCGCCGCTGTCGCTTGGCGATCTGGAGCGGCTGCAAGACAAGATCGCAGCCGTCAAGGAAGGTTCCATGGATGTCGGAACCGTCTCCACCATCCTTGACGCGACGCACGCCGCCCTGCGCCGCAACTATCCGGACGTCACGCGGGAGCAGGTGGCGGATATGGTCGACGTCAGCAACATGGCCGACGTGTTCCGCGCGGTGATGGACGTTTCCGGCCTGATCCGCAAGGAGATCGAAGCGGGAAAACAGTAGGCGAAGACGCGCCGGACTGGCCGGCGGTCTTCGCCCACATCTGCGCTTCCACCGGCTGGACCTGGGACTATGTCCGCGATCACATGGACATTCCCAGGCTCAAGGCGATGAACCTGTACTGGCGCCAGCATCCGCCCGTGCATATGCTGGTGGCCGGTTATATCGGTTACAAGGCGCCGGCGGAGGCATCGATCGGCGAGTCAGAGGAGCAGGCACGCGAGCTGATGCAGATGTTTGCAGCAGCGCCTTAATGATAGTATTGGCGTAAGTCAACTGTCGGAGGTGAAAATGCGAATATTGCTTTTCCTTGCGTTTCTTCTTTCGGCATGCGCCACAACCATACCTGCGGACTCCAAGGGAGTCGCCTCCCAGGTTTCAGTGCAATATGACCCTTATACGAAATCTAGCACGGTGGTTGGCGCTCTGGTGCAGATGCCGACATTCCCAGATATTCTGTCTTATAGATTGCGGGGTGTAGTCGTTGATGGAGGTAAGGACGGTTCGACGCAACTCTACGTTACCTATTGGAGCCAATCGGGCTGGAGATTCTTTAATGCGGCGAACGACATAGACGGCCGCCAACTTCAAGTCACGCGCATTGCCCAGGATATAGAGAGTGGTGGCGCGGTGCAGGAAACTGTGGGCGTTGAAACCTCGGTTGAATATCTGCGAAATCATCGCGCCACAGGGCTGGATATCAAGGTTAGCGGCCAAAAAGGCGCGGTTGTCGTGAAGGTTCCTCCGCAATATATTGACGGCTTCCTCATGAAAATGGTGGAGACTTGGAAAGCTGCATCCGCTAAAACATAGATAGCACCACCCAAAAACAAACCCGCCCTGGGCAACCTCGGCGGGTTTTTTCTTTTCTGGAGCACCCATGGCCGGCAACGACAAAAAAGTCAATTACGAGGTGACGGCGGATCCAGCCGGTTTCGAAGCCGGCATGGCCAAGGTGGTCACCTCGGCGCAGAACGCGCAAGAAGCGGTCACCACCAGCTTCTCCAAGATGGCTGGCGTTGTGCAAGAGGTGCAGGCAAAGCTTCTCGCGCTGACCGCGATTATCGGTGGGGGCGCCATGTTCAAGGAACAAGTGGCCGAATCCATCAAGTGGACGGGCGAAGCCAACAAGCTATCCAAGGCGCTTGGCATCACCGCCACCGAGGCTTCCGTGCTCAACGTGGCGCTCGGTGACGTTCACACCGACGCGGACACGATGGTCTCGGCCGCTACGAAGCTGGCAAAAGCGCTCGGTGAGAACGAAGACAAGTTCAAGGAGCTCGGCGTGGAAACGCGCAACGCGGCGACGGGCGGCTTTCGTCCAATGCTGGACATCATGCTCGACACGAACAAGCGGCTCCTCTCGTTCACCGAGGGCGTGAATCGCAATGTCGAGGGCGTCAAGATTTACGGGAAGTCCTGGAATGATGTGCAGCCGGTCTTGCGCCTCACCACGGACCTGATGGAGGAATCAAAGAAGAAAGCCCAGGCGCTCGGCTTGGTGGTGGGCCAGGAAAACGTGCAGGCAGCGGCGAAATACAAGGCGGCCATGAATGATGTCGGCGACGTGGTTCTCGCCGTCAAAAAAGCTGTGGGCGATGCGCTGCTGCCGATTCTCACCGACCTTGGCAAGGAGTTCGCGGAAACCGGGCCTGATCGCGTACGCGTGATGGTCAACGTGATGAACATCCTGATCGCGGTGTTCGAGGCGGTCCGGCTGGCGGTGACCGTGCTGTGGGAGGTGATCAAGATCGTGGTCAAGGACGCGGTAATCCGGGTGATGACCTTGATCGAGGTGGTGCAAAGGGCCCTGAAGGGGGATTTTGCGGGCGCGAAGGAAGCCTGGAAAAGGGGCATGGACCAGGTGGTGCAGACCGTGGAGGACTCCCTTAAAACCATCTTGGCGAGGTATGAGGCCGCCAAGAAAAAGCTTGCGGACCTGATGGAGGGCGGGCAAACCACTCCGACAGCGAAAAAGCCGGACGGCGACGTTTCTGTGGACCGCGGCAACGGCAAAGACAAATCCCGCATGTCTCAGTGGGAAACTGAACTTAACGAGCTGAAGCTGGCCGGCCAGGAAAGGGCGACCGCGGAGGGCAAGCTTTACAAGATGAGCCTGGCCGAGGAATCGTCCTATTGGCAGGCCAAGCTGGCGCTCACCACCGCCGGCAGCGCTGAAAACCTCGCCGTCCGCAATAAGACCGCCACGCTTGGTCAGGCAGTCGCGAAGGAAAAGTTTGACGCTGAAATCGCTGATCTGCGGGCGCAGCAGGATCAGTACAAACACAATTACGAAGAGCGCATCGCGATCGCCCAGAAGATTTACCAAAAAGAGGTCGACACGTACAAGGCCGGCTCGAAAGAGGCGCTCGCCGCCCTGGGCGAGATCGCCAAGGAACAGCGCAAATACGCGGAGCAGACCAAGGAAGTGCAGGCCATCCGCGCGGAGATCATGCGCGAGGGTCAGCTGGGCGAGATCGAAACCGAGCGGCAAATGTTGCAGTTGCGGTTCGCCATGGGCCAGATCAGCAATGCCCAACTTCTGCAGCGCGAGCAGGTGCTGGAAGACCAGATTTACTTGATCAAACAGAAGGCGCTCCAGGAACGGCTGCAGCTTGAACGCGCCCTGGGCGACAAGGACCCGGTCAAGATCCAACAGTTGAACCTGCAGCTTGAGCAGTTGGAGCGCCAGCACCAGCAGCGCATCACCCAGCTGAAAAGCCAGGCGCTGATCGAGCAGAACAAGCCGATCCTGGACGCCGCGGCATCAATGAAGGACGCCTTCACCAGGTCCGCGCAGGGCATCTTGTCCGGCCAGCAGACCCTGGGCCAGGGCCTCAAGTCGCTGTGGACGGGCGTGGTCAACTCGATCGTCAACGCGCTCGGGCAGATCCTGATGAAGTGGGTCTCGCAAACGGCTGCCATGAAGGCGCTGTCGTCCGCGCTGGGGCTCTCCGAGGTCAGCTCGGACAGCGCCAAGGCCGGCGCCGGCGGCGTCGCTTCCATGGCCGCCGCGCCCTTCCCGTTGAACCTGACGGCGCCGGCGTTCGGTGCCGAGATGGCGGCCCTGGCGCTGTCCTATGGCGCCATGGCATCGGCCTCGGGCGGCTATGACATCCCGGCCGGCGTCAACCCGGTCACCCAGCTCCACCAGCGCGAGATGGTACTGCCGGCGAATCTGGCCGACGCGGTGCGCGGCATGACTGCCGACAGCGGCGGTGGCGACGTCCACCTGCATGTGCACGCGGTCGACGCGCAATCGGTCAAGCGCCTTTTCCGTGACAACGGCGCCGCGCTAGTGCAGGCGATGCGCGCCCAAAAACGCAACTTCAGCTCGATCTGATCCATGAGCAACGTCGTCTTTCCCGTGCTACCCGGGCTGATGTGGGACGTGGCCAAATCGCCCGGCTTCA